GGACCAATCTCGGATGGTCGAACCTACGGGCTGACCCCGAAGATACAACATGCAACTTTGCATTTGCAGATACGGCATGTTCCCGACTAATATTGCTTGACTCATGGTATCACGAAGATCGCAGTCAATACGCCGTTGGTCGCATCTCCGCCCGTCCCCTTTGTCACGCTGATCTCAACATACTGGCCCGTTGCGATAGCGACAGATCCCGAGACGGTGATGAGGGACGTGGTATTGACCGTGGCAGTTCCGACGCTACTCCCGTTTACGATGAGTTGGACCGTCCCATTGCTCGAACTGTCAGTAGTCCCGGTTTTGAAGGTGAACCCGGTACAAGTTGCGTTTGGATGTTCCCACAAAAAGCCCCCGGGCATGAGGAGATTGCTGTTGATATACGTCGAAACCGTTGCAACTTCATAAGGTCCGGGCATCGGGGTAGTAACGGTGACTGTTTGGGCTTTACTGCCGCCGTCCTTGATAAGTTTTCCCGTCGCACCATCGAACACGGCAAGGTTCCCACTGGTGGCTGCTGTCGGGCCAACAACCTTTGCCGACAGGTCTGTTGTCAGGTTGGTGACCTCGGCCTCTGTATGTGTATGGGAAGCTGCTGCCCGGCCCGTATCTGTGGGGTGGATGTGCCCGGCATCGGCGGGTTTTCCGACACTACCCGCTGCCCGGGTACCGTCCATCTGGATATCAGCCGCCACCGTGTCAATATCGGTATAAGCTGCATTCCCGAGACTGAGCAGGGTTTTGACCTCCGCTAACGTCTTCTTTGCCCAGACCCCCGCCCCGGATGCCACCAGAAAGTCACTAACTGCGGTTGCGAGGGAGTGTTTGACATACTGGGGGTGATCATCGTTGGAAAGGCCGGAAAGGTCACCATGGGCGATCTGCCCCCCGTCTCCCCCGCTGTGATCATGGGTGTCTCCGTTGGTCACGCCTTTGGCAATGGGGGCATACGTGGTGTCGTGGTTGTGTTCACTGGTCGCAGCGTCAATGTCTGCTGGGGTTAAGGTGTCTGCCCCCCTTTTTGCATGTCTGGCCGCATGAAGAGCTGCTGCGTAATCGGTGTTCTCAGTTGCGGCCAGAACATTTGTCCCGTTTCCCTTGAGGATTCCGGCAAGGGTGGTTGCTGTGCTATCGGATACTTCGTTCGGGCCGGCAGCTCCGGTATCCCCCTTATCTCCCTTGAGAGATGATACAGTTATGAGGTTGATCCACTCGGTGTCCCCGACAAGTCTCCACTGGATGTAAGTGTCGGTTTTTTGTAGTTCAACAGACCTTCCGTTGATTCCCGCCGTCCCCGCAGGCCCGGTAAGGGCACCGAGGGGGATCAAGTTAATCCATGCGATATCACCGACATATCGCCATTGGATGTACGTGGTGGTGACTTGTAATTCGATCTCTCTTCCGTCAACTCCGGGGGATCCGGCAGGCCCGGGGGTCAGAGAGATGTTGGCGATCTGGTCTGCAAGGGCCGTATCATTGTCTTGCAGGGTGTTGATGTCCTCTGCTGCAAGGGCACGGCAGACAAGAGCACCCGTGTCAAATGCTTTGGCGGCCCCCTCCCGCCCCCGGAAAACCCCTGTTAACACACCGTTGACCGGGTCTGTGGGAAAAAAGAAGAACTCCGGGGTAGTGTCGGCATCGTCCTGACGAATCGACAAGAGGTTCGGTGCGGTAGGGAAATCTTTTGTGATCGTTAGTGAGATCTCGGTATCCGTCGCTGAAATTGGTTTTACCAGTACTGCGTCAGGTGACTGCGGCTGGACCGGGTATGTGGGTTTCAGCGTCATTAATTATATTGGGCTCGAAAAAGGATATAAAAGGGAGTCAGATTTTTTGGAATCTTTTATGGGGATGTCAGTTTTATGTTTCCAAGCGTCACACCGTAAGTCCCATCCCCATAGATTTTCAGGGTAACAGAATCGTATTGGGACAATGTGAGTGTTGTTGATATGGGGGTCCATTCCTGTACATTACCGGCCGCCGTGAGGGTTTTTACTACAGTGTTGTTGACCAATATCTGTATATTCTGTTGTGATGGAGACCCGTTATAATATGTCGTAGTCAGTGTGTATACCGCATCCCGGTCGATTAACAACGCGAATGGAGTTAATATAACTCCTGCGGTGACTGTTGCGCTCCCTCCGTGCCCAAGTAACACCTGCGGGTGCGTATGGTTAATAGGGGATTTTGTCGCATCATCGTACGCCTTTGCTGCGGCAAGTGATGCGGAATCCCCTGCGATGAGTTCGTCATATCTCGCTGCTTGCCCGTTCGCGGTAGCTGCCGGTAACCCCGTAAGCGTGAATCCTGCCATCGGGATATTGGCGTTCACTGTCATGATCGAGGACAGGAGCGTGGCGAACGAGGGTATTGCCCCGTTTACACCGATAAGGACTTTGTTTGCAGAGGGTACAACCCGGACCCATGCAGTCCCGTTCCAGGCCATCATATCTCCAATGGCGGGAGTGCCGGCGGGGACGGGTATTCGGGTCATGATCGCCGTGTCGATGGTGTTGAAGTTTTCATTCAGCAACGTGTCGTAGCCGACCTCCCCGGTTGCCGGTTTGTACAGATTCAGGTTGGGGGTGACAGTGCCGCTCATTCAGACATGCCCCCGCCAAGATTGATCGGGATCTTGAACGTCTGCCCGACCGCAGCCCCGATGGTTACTGGTGCCCGGGTTGCACGGGCGAACAACATCCCATTCGTCGCTGCGTCGAACAACGCCAGCTCCGTGATGGGGGTGTCGGTGGAGACCGTCCCTGCCGGTACGGACAGGGAATACACCAGATCGTCGCCAGTCTGCTCAATACTTGCGACGCCCCGGTATACCTCGGTTTGCATAGCAGTCCGGCCATCCGATTGTGTCGGTTTTGTGGTACCGGTACCGACTGCCATATAGAGGATCGGCGTGGTGATCTTCCCCGCAACCAGGGCCGCAATCCGGGCCATGCCGAGGGGGGTGATCACTGCCCCGTAAGTCGTATCATCTGACATGTCTGCCGTATTTCGACAGGGAGCATATCAAAAAAAGTCAGGTTTAGGTGATCTGGGTGGCCGTGGTTGCGCCTATGGATACCTTGACATAGAAGCCGCCCCAGCCGCGGGACCCCCACCCGGCGTTACCCCATCCGTATGATTCTCCGAGGACTTCGCCTTCGGATACTATATGGTCGTTGATCGGGGTGACCGTGACGATGAGGTTATCATCCAGCTCGAAGATTGTGGCGGATGCATTGAACGTGACGCCGGCACACCGGACCCGGTTGATACCATCAACAAGGTCCTCCACCGCAAAGCCGGGGGACACTCCCGAACCGTGAAACATCAGCCGGAAGTTCGCCGCGGTCGGATACCGTCCCCCCCACTCTGTCGTACCCCACTCCTGTTTACCATACCCTCCCTCGGGGATCGTAGACTCGAACTCGATGAGATCAATATCAGCAATGGCGTATCCGGTGATCCGCTCGACCAGGGCAAGAATATCCGAGACTGTGCCGCAAGACTCCCGGACACTAGCAGCGACCGTGATCTTGTGCCGAACATCTGCATCCGTGTCGGTCTGCACCCGGGTCACTCCATAGATCCGGGCGAAATGGTCCAGGCTGGCCCCGGTCGCGTTCTCGTACTGGTGCGCCTGGAGGACCGCAGCAGCAGCGTCCGCGATATCCTGCAATTCGGCCTCGGTCACCCGGACCAGTTTCTCGATGTTGCTCCCCGGCTCGCGGGTGAATGCACTGGACAGCCGCCCGATCATCTGCGCGACACGTTCTTCTGACATGTTCAGCTCACCGTGATTACATGGGTGCCTTCGACCGCTACCTGCGTGGGTGAGATCGTGAGCGTCTGCCCAAATGCAGAGAGCGTTGTCGACCCGCAGACTACTGAGAGCGACGCGAGCGACGCCACGCCATCCGCCCCCAGGATCGCATTGACAATCGACGAATACGGGACATCGGAGCTAATCGTCAGGGTCCGGAAGTATGCGGTGAGTGCGCCCAGGACATTTGCCTGGACCGTGGCCTCCACGCCTCCGGCTGCCATGACAACCGATGCCGTCACGACCACGATCTCGGATGCAGGCCGGGTCAGGGTGCAGGCAATCCCGGCGGGTCTGCTTGCTGCAATGGCAGCATTGAGTGCGAGGTCCGTCCCACCCAAGACAGTCGCGGTGATGGTGTGCGCCGTGGTGTCTTCGGTGACCAGGCAGGCAATAACTCCCGTGACTGCGGAAAGGGCTGTCTGGATCGCGGCCAGGGTTGCCTTCGCTCCGGGGGAATAGTTCAAGGCCCGGAGCCGAAGGGCCGTGTCGGTCTCGGTATCGGATCCATCCAGTGTTATCGAGGGGTTGCTGACGGACTCGATGCCGCTGATTGTTGACTGGATCGTGGTGATCGCGTATGCGGCGACATTCCCGGAGGCCCCGGGGGTTACAGCCTCGATCGCGGCGGATACGCTGGTCTGGCCTGCGGTGAGTGTAACCGCGGCCGTGGTTGCGAACTGGATAGACTTGGCGGTCATGACGATCGTGCCGGCCGGGATCGTGATGTCATACGTTGCCGCGGTGGACCGGCTGAAGATGGCGGAGCCGGTGGCTGCGGTTGCCGGGAGCCGGGTGATGCCCAGCAGGGCAACTACTGCATCGAGGTTTGCACCGGTGGCTGTGGATGGATATCCGGCGTAGTACACGGACTCCTGGACCTGCCAGAGCTTCGCGAGTTCGTACGCGAATGATTTGAGGATCTGCTCGATAACAGAATAATCAGAAAGATCGATATTTTCACCCAGGTTTTTTTTGATCTCATTCTCGGTGGATTCCACGATCGAAGTAAAATCCTTGAGGGCGAACCCCTCATCAGTAACGCCAAAAGTCACGATATCGTCTCCGTTGTGCTGATTGTCGCACCTGACACCAGCGTGCAAGCCACCTTTATTGTTAGATGTCGGTCCTCATCGATGGACACATCGATCGAGTCAACTGTATCGATTTCAGGATACGTGAGGAGTGCAGCCTTAATTTTATTCTTAATCAGGGTCTTATCCCTGCCGGCCGCGTTGATGCCGACCAGGTCTGTACCGAAAGATGATTCGAACGGGTACGACCCCTTTACAGACTGCAAGATCACGGAAATGTCCTGGATGATTTTGGCCTCTCCGGTAACGGTCTCAAGTCGTCCCATTGAATCAAAAACCAGATCTCCGTTGGTAATTTTCAGGGAATATACCCCAGCCGCTGACATACGTGAGAATCATACCGGCAGATAAAAAAGAAAAGTCACTCGGACGTGACGAAATCCTGCTGCCCGGAGATCGCACCGAGCAAGCCGTGGCATCCATCAGTACCTGCATCGTCTTCAAGGACAACGGAGAGCCCGTCAATTTCAATAAGGGATTCGGTAGTTACTGTTGCACCTGCAGATCCCGCACAACCATCTGGACCCGTATAAGGTTGACCTCGTACAATCACAGCCTTACCCTCAATCTCAACAAGGGTATCGAGGGAATTTATCAGGACCCCGGTACCGCCTCCATGATGAGGGGGAGGGCAATCGGTCCATACCTCGGTGTCCCCTTCTACGATAAGTTTTTTGTCGCTCATGATAACTTTTTGACCCTGAACTTCGCCGTCTTTAATTCTATACTACCATCAGCCAGGAATTTCAGGTACGAGCCGGACTTGTGCTTGATCAGGATCTCATCGGCTGCCACTTCTGGAATGGAATCTACCTCGGTATGTACTCCAGAAAGAATGATCGCGTGGTTGAGGTTGTGCAGGATCCGCTCGTTGACGTCGCAGAGATCCTTGTCCCCCAGCTGGGTCTGCATCTCATATTTGCTGAATCCGACGACCACAACGTCATTGACAGCCGGTGCAATATGGATCGAGCCTGCACCAAAACCCTGCACGGCAATGGGAACGTTTCGTAGTTCTATGGTCGCGTCCTGAATCTTCGACTTCAGCAGCACGTTGGCACGCCACGTATTGAGGTCGATGCTCGTAATTTTTCCGATGGCAAGTGTGTTTACCTTCTCGATGCGCGAGTCGATGAGGGTCTTGATCAGCTCAGCATAGGTACTCAAATCACCTTCACCTCGGTTTCGTAAGTATCAGTTCCCTCGCGTGCATGCGTATACTCTACCACTTTGTAGGTCCCGGAGGCCCCGATACCCTGGGATTTCAGGAGAACCTGGGAATCTGTCATCAACCGGTAGTTCAGGATGGATCTAATCGAACGGGTATATGATCTGTCATCCGGATCCTCCGGGACAGTTTCCTTCAGCCCGGTTTCAAGCGAGATCACAACCTGCTCTTCGCGGGCATAATCAGCGGCGACAAAATAACCGCCGTTTGCCTCGATATAACATTTGGCTTTTTTTGGACCCGCATCGTCAATTAACTTCTTGCAGTTATCGATATCGTCCCCGGCATTGATCTCTGACGTATAGTCGCTGTTAAGAGTAACGCCCTGGTCATCAATTTCGTGCGCGATCGGGATCCCGGAATCCTCAAACGCTACCTGAATAATTTCTTTGAGGGGCGTGCTTTTTGTGAATTTTCTTCCACCTTTTCCTGTAGCAAAACCCTTAGTTGTGGCGACGACATGTGTTTTCAGGTCCCCGCCGTCCCGTTCTTCATATATTTTTTTCACTATCCCGGAAAAGATGGTGCCATGATCGTCTGCATATCCGGCTTCAAGTGTGATGTCGAGATCGGCGGTGATTTTTGCTCGCGTTGTTCTGGATAAATTGTAAATCACTACTTCGGCGGTGTTCTTTTCACTGGAGTTGCTGCCTTTGACCTCAAACCCGATATCTAGATTGTCGCTTGTGATCCTGACTGTTCCGATCGTCACCCTTGTATACCGATTCCACAGGTCACCCATTGATTACCACCCAAATAGTGCACTGCGTCTCCGAGATGAGATATGGAAAGATCGTGAAGAGCAGGGCATAGGTTCCAGGGTCCCTAATCTCAACCGGGTTGTGTTTTACCAGCCGGCTGGTATAGATCACAGTGTCATCGACATTGCGCCTAATTTTCAGGATTGCAAAGCCATCATCTTCCGTGTTCCATCGGTAATGGAGGGTATATGCGATACCGTCGATCTGGACCTGCTGTTTCTGTGGATATCCGATGTTTTCTTCGAATGGGAGCGCGTAGACATCGACCATGGTCATGACCTCGGGATAAGAGAGGATACGTTGCTAGCATTTTCGCGGGCGCGTTCAAACCCATCCTGTTGAGCGCCGATGATTTGGAGGTTGGCCTTTGCGGACTGGGTTTCATCCCAGTTTGTTGTCAGGTTTGTTTCCACTTTTGTCGGATTCTGTAATATGGACCACCCCGGGTAATCCTCTTCAGAAAATGGGGTGATTTCGTCGATGGTGTCTGCAAGAGTCGCGGTTGTCTTGGTCGTTGTGCCGTTCTTTATGGTTTCTGATGTGCCGGTCCGGACCTGCTCGATCGTGATTGTCGCCATTGTAGTATTTGCACTCGTAGCTTTCGCGTCCGACAACTTTGTGAGGATCATGTTGTCGTACTGGCCCCGATGTGTGTCGAGTGTGAACGGTTTTTTGTTTTTGTACAAGGTATCTAGTGTGTCGTACTCGTCGACAAGAGCATCTTCACTCTCTGTCTGGCCGGATACCGCATTGGTCGTGACGACATGCTCGCTGTATGCGTTGAAGAGTTGGATCTCGTATTCAAATACTACCGGGTTCAGGACGACATGATCGGAGATCTCGGTCTGGTCCTCGACCGGATGCTTGCACAAAGTCGCTTCCTTTGTCAGGTTGATAGAGGTGATCGCAGTAAACTGGTGACCATCGATCAGGATCTTTTCAGTCATGACTGTGAAGCTCCTATCATGTCCTTCTCGAATGCGTTGTGGTTCAACTGCAATCCTTTTCTTAATATTTTTTCCGTCTGTGCTTCGTCTAATTTTTGTGTGTAG